ATTATAGATTTGAAAGTTTCGGATCCTATAGATGAAATTCCAACATCTCCAACCATCTCAACACTAATTTCTGGATAATTAAAAATATGTGTTCCATCTCCAGTTGAATTAAAATTAACGAACTGTTTTGTATTGTAATAAAAATCTTGATTTGTAGATCCCACACCCACTTGAGACAATCTAAATTTATCATCATTAATTGTTGTAACATAATACGAAGTGTTTGTTGTGAGACCACTAATAGGGGTTCCATCAACGTTATATACTACAATTTCTCCTGATTTGTAATCATGATCTCCAATTTCAATAGTGCTTAGCGATGCATTAACTTTCGAAGATTGTAGTGTTCTTTTTTTATTCTCATATCCACTACCAGAATTTGTAATATTAATAGATCCAACTACAGATTTTTTATTATATGATTGGAGAATATGATTTCCAACACCATAAGAGGATAAAACGACAGTATTAATTCCAGAAACTGCATCATCTAAAGTTTTATGCAATTTAACAACATATGGAGAAACCGTAGACACATAGTATGAAGAATCTGTTGATAGACCTCCGACTGCAGTTTGTCCGTTTGTTTTATAAATGATTCTTTCAGAATTTCTAAACTTATGATAAGTTCCAAATCCAATTGTTGAAACAGTACTTCCTATACCAACAAGAGCAGAAGGACTTTCCGAATTAAATGATGACTCATGATCAATGAGTTTCATATTCACACTGGCATTTGCACCAACACCATTTCCACCAGTTATGTTTATTTTTGGAGTACTCTGATAATCAAATCCAGTATCAATAATTCTAATTTCAGATAAAAATCCTTTTACTGCGCAATATCCAGTAGCTCCATACCCAACAACATCTGATATTATTAAAGTTGGAGGAGTAACTACATCATATCCAGATCCTGGTGCAGTTACATTGATATTTTGAAGTTCTCCGTAATAAACTAAATCTGATGACTTATAATTTAATATTTCAACACCATTGATCAAAATACCGGTAAATCCTGCATTGGTTGGATATATACCACCATCATTAATGGGAATAGATACTTCTCTTAAGAGTTTTTGTGAAAGAAGTGTTTTTGATTTAAAATCATAAAGTTCTAGTGTATTATTATTTACAGACGTTACATCACTAACATATTTAAAATTTGAGTAATAAATGTTGTCTCTGCTATTTGCAAGTTGAATATTGTTTTGATCAATTCTTTTAACATAATAAATCCCCTCATCAAAAAGTGAACTTATGACAGTATTTTCTTCGTCTAATGAATAGATATTAATAGATGTTTGTATTTCTGGAGTATAATAAACAATATCTCCTGTATAAAACCCATGATCTGTTATTGAAGTAATTTTAAATATATTTGTTGATCCAACTCCAACCAATGGAAATGTTCCAGAAAATGTTGTAGATTTATTGTTTATATTTAAAGGTTGATTATAATATGTGGGTAAGGAAGGAGAAGCAATAAGTAATTTTTCATTCAATTTATATAAATTTTGAACATTTGAATTTATATTATATAAATTTTGAAATGTGTTTGAATTTACTTTTAATAAATTTTTTCTTATAATATATTGATCGTTTGAAAGAACTCCTTGTCCAGATATTGAAAAAGATGTTGACGAAATAACATTACTAATTGTTGAAAATTTTTCAGATCCACTAGAACTTATAATTTTAACAGAATCTCCAATTTTAAAAGTGTGCGGAGTTTTAACTGCAATATTATAGGTATAATCAAAAGTATTTTCTAAAGATATTGTAGAAATTTCATATGATGAAATAATATTTAAAAACCAATTATTAAAAAGATAATTATCAACATCAACACCAAGAGTTCTTATTTGTGCAGTATCTCCAGGATGATAATAACGAGTATCATTACCAATTGAACACGATTTGATAACAGAATTAATTCTTACTTTAATTGTTTTATTTGATACATTTGCATATGCATAAGTATTAATTCCAATTTGAGATCTATCTTCAATAATTCCAACTATTCCAGAACAATTGAAAAATTGATTTATGTTTTTTGAAGAATATGATATGGTTCCACTTGTAGAATCATTATATGTAACAGATAAATCGCCACTATTTGGAAATCCTACTGTTGAATCAACGTCAATAACAAGAAGTCCATCAGCAGGATTAGTGGTTATGATAATATTTGCGCCCATTCCATTGTGGTTTGAACAATTGTATTTTATTGTTTCATTTGGAGCATTTGGTGCAATGGTTAAATTAACAAAGGATCTAGATTGCCCTGAAATTTCATTATTTGATATAAAATAATATTCTAAAGAAAGTTCATCTCCAAGTAATGTTTGAAATATGATTGGATGTCCACTATTAGAAGAATCTGATGTATCAAATCTATATGTTTTTCCTTTTTGTAAAGTTATTTCTTTTTGTAATATACCATCAATTGCATAAACATTATTGGGTGGTGGTGTTCCTGAATTAGATACTGTGGTCACCACAAAAGATTGTGAAGCATATCTACCAATTACTCTGGTCTTTGGATGGACTGTAAAATTTCCATAAATCGCATTATTTACACCAATATCACGACTATACCCAGAATCTAAACTTAGTTTATAATAAGTGGTTCCAAGTTCGGAAGTTATAATCTCTACATCTCCAATTGATGCATACGCTTTTGAAATATTTTGATATTCATTTTGAAATAATGTTGCATTTAGTAAATTTAATGGATTACCTTCAATTTTTTCTACAACTAAATCGTCAGTGATTTTATAATTTGCATCTGATGGTCTAAACAAATATTCTTTTGGTCTAATAATAGTTGCACTTTCACCATATAGTGCATTAAATAAAATTTTAAATGATTCGTCAGTCCCTTTACTTAGATAAAAATCCTTTGCTTGCTTTATAAAAAGAGATTGATTTATATTTGAACTTAGAGTTCTATTTTCAAATCCGGGTAATAATTGATATTTTGTTTTGAGTAAAAATTCCTTCATAAACAAGGAACTTAAATTTTTAATTACTGCTCCATAGTTATGTTCTGCAGATTCACTTTCTGAGAAAACTAATTGGTCCGGATAATTTTGTTTTGTAAAAGAAGTGATTCCAACAAATCCTCTAATACATCCAGTAAAAGAATTTGATGTTTTTCCAGTGTATGTAATAATTTCATTATCAATCTGTAAAACACCGTAAGAATCTGGAAAGTCCTCTATTCCAACACCAGATTGATTTATAGATATAATTGTGTCAAAAGATGAAACATTTTGATCAAGAATTGTAGAATCTGTTTGATCAGTCAATTCATCAATTTTTATGTACCTATCAATGTTTTGAATTAGATCCGCAGGAGCACCCTTAAATTCTTGAGAAATATAGTATTGAGATAAAAATTCAGAAATTAGTGGAAATTCCTCTACCACATAATTTGGAAGTTGATTTTTGACAATGTTACTAAATTGAACTCTTTTTTCTTTCATTTGATTATGTTATTAATACGATGAACTGGAGGAACTTGGTGAACTTGATGAACTGGAGGAACTTGGTGAACTTGATGATCCAGAATATTGTGTATTGGATGAAGTAAACAAATTATTGTTTTGGTAGGAAGAATCCTCTCCAATATTGTTTGTTGGTCTAACTAAAATTCCATTTAAATAACTTGAAGATTGAATATAATTTGATGCTGCTGGATCACTTCCAGAAGAAATGCTATCAATAACCATTTCAAATATGCTATTATTAATATCTAGTTGCAAATATAAATCTTGCAATCCAATTACGTCATTTGATTGTGGAACTACAGAAATTTCAATTATTGATTGCCCATCTTTGATTTTTGAAGATGTAATGTTAACAGGATTTAGTGTAATAATTCCTTTTATATAATCAATTCTTCCAATTCCTCTTTTTACAATCGTTGGATTTGCAGAAGAAACATTTGGAACAGAAAAAATGAAAATAGAACCTGTACTTCGATTTGTATCTGGAACATCAGAAATATATACCTGTCCAGAAATTCCAGACACTGTAAATGCTGTAGATTTGATATTATATCCATTCATACTACTAATATGAAATTGATTTCCAAATCCAATTGAATATTCTGCAAAAGAATTCAAGACTACACGTAAGTCTCTCCTCATTTGAATTTTTGTAATATTTGATGTTACTGCATCGTGACTATCATCAATAATTTTTAAGAATTTACTATATTTAAATCGAGCACCATACTTGTTAAGTTCTGTCGATTCTGCATACTTAAGAGTGTTTGATTGAACTATACTCGATACATTAGATGAACTTGGTGCCAAATTAGAATTATAGTAAATATTTGAAATTACTTCTAAGTAGAGATACTTTAGATCTAAGATTTCAGGAACTATTCCTGCAACCGCATATTGTTTCAATTTTAATTTAATATTTTCCTTAATTAAGTTTGGTAAAAAGTCGCCAGTTCTTGGTTTAATACTAATAAAAACTTTTCCATATTGTGGAGGAATAAGTTCTTCTCCACCAAAAACAGAAATAGATTCTGTCTCTGGATAAATTTTTGAAGGAATTAAAGTTTCATAATCATTAGATGTGAGTGCTCTATTTTGAGATGCATAAATTCTAGGTGCAAATTTGCGAATTGATTCTACAGGTTCAATAGATTCTCCACCTGATGATATTAATATTGTTGTAAGTAGAGAAATTCCTGAAGTGATAATGTAAGTGTTTGAATTTCGAGTGTATGAAAGTCTTCCTGAAAATGTGAATTGACTTACTCCATTTCCACCATCACCATTTGACAAAATATAAGAAACTTGAATATAATTTCCATCTTCAAGTGCTTTTCCAAAAGTACCGTCACCAAAAATTAATTCATATCTTTCGTCTTCAATTTCTTGAATATAATAAACTTCTGATTCTGAATTTACATTGAACAAACTGTCTTGAAGATTGTACTTAACTGATATTGTAGAGGTCTCATTCGGTCTTACAATTGTAGAAATTAAGTCAGTATCAATTCCAGAATTTGGAAGAACATATTTTTGATTTGGATTTCTTGGACTATATGTAAAATTATTGGTTAAAAGAACTCCCTCATAAATCTTAACATCATCAAATGATGCAATATTATTAAAAACAGGAACTGTAATATCTTGTAGTATTGAAAATACAAATGATTGGTTGCCAAATGACCCAGAAGTGCTAGCAATTGATCCTTTGTGTAATGTAAGTGTTACCGGAGGTGGAGTGATACTCGAAGTATCTACGAAAAAACTAACTGTTGCTGTTGCTGCTTTTCTTGATTTTGGAACATATCCAATATTTCTTGCAAGTGAAACAACATTTTCTCTAAGTGTTGCACTATCAATAAAAACTTCATTAGCAACCATATTTGCATTATATGAAGTAATATAGGTATTGTATGCCAAAACATCAAGAATTGTCGAGAGATTAGATCCCTCAAAGTCATAATCCGTAAAATTCGAATTGGCTTTTAAGTAGTTTTTAAGAGTTGTTTTAATCTGGTCAAAATCCAGATTTGCAAAATTGACTAATGGCATTTACCTAATTACCGAGTAGGTTGCAAAACGAATTCGAGTTGCTGCGGAGGAACATCTGCACCAATAATTCGATATTTAATTAAAACATCAAATG